CCCCGCCCGGGCCCGGGCGCGCGCGGCGAGGCGCTCGCCGGAGGCCTTCGCCAGCGGCTTCTTCCCAGCCGTCACGCTGACTTCTTCGATCTCCTGCTGCACGGGCCGCGGAGGCGCCGCCCGAGGTGCCTTCTTGAACGTCACGCCGAGTTGCCCGGTCGGTGGCGCGTCAATGCGCTTCCCCTCGAGCAGCTCCGCCACGGTAACGAGCTGGACGCGCGAATGCTTGCCCCACGGCGACTCGAAGAATCCCGCAGTAGCCGCCTCCGCCTTCATTGCCTTCGTCGGTTGCTCCATGGAGATGAGAACGCCTATGGCGGCGTGCTCGCGTTCGACCACGCCGCGGAGGTCGCGCACGTACGGAGCGTGTAGATGGCCGCCCTTCACTGAGAAGACGATCTGCTGAACGTCGCCGCCCGACGGGTCGATGAAGTAAAGTCGCCCGTCGATACCGCGGTCCGGCCCCTTCCGAAGCTCCGCGGGCCGCGCGCCGACAAGTCCCAGCGCCCACATCTGAAACTGGTGTGAGTCGTGAGCCGCGAGCGCAGCGGCGTCCGGGACCGACACTGGTTCACCCTTTACCTTGTACGTCGCCGCTATCCCACGCCCGAAGGCGTCCTGCAGACGGTGCTTGATGAGCGTGATAGCCAAGTGCGTCACGTCGATACCGATCCACGGCCGCTTCAGAGCTTGGGCGGTAGCGATCGTCGTTCCGCAACCACAGAATGGGTCGAGGACGACCCCATCCTCGGGGCACGATGCGTTGATGATTCGCTCCAGGAGACCCAGAGGCTTCTGGGTCGGGTATCCAAGCCGCTCGGGATCTGTCGTACCCAGCCAAGCGATATCGGCGTCGATCCCTTCGGAAGTCCCATACACGGTGCCTTCGGTGTACGGCTGATACGCCCAGATATCTTGCAGAGGATGTCCGGCATTCTGCCGCAGGTAGCGAATGGGCGTCGGCCACGCCGCGCCCGGAATGATCTCGACCAGACCCGCTTCATATAAGGCGTCTAGCTTCTTCAAGACGCCGAGCGCGTGGAATGAGAGCGGCATCTGTTCCGCAAGGAACCCCGGTACGGCCCAGTGCCTCCCTTTCACCGACGGGTCAAACCCTCTCCAAGGCTGTCCCGACTCGCCGTTCGTCGCACCGGCGCCTGTGAGGACGTTGCCGCCACTCGTGAACTTCAGCTTTCCCGTCTCGTCCTTGGCGTACCGGCGGTCGACGTGCCCCTTCATGTACGGTCGTCTGACCACCTCGAAGAAATACCCATCGGTTTTCGTGTAGAAGAGCAACGTCTGGTGAATCGGCCCGAAGCTCCGCCGCGCGCCATGTGCTCCTGTCCGACGCCAAACGATTTCGTTCCGAAAATTCTCCGGCCCGAACACTCGGTCGAGAAGAACCTTCAGGTAGTGGCTCGCCGCTGGATCACAGTGGAGGTAGATTGAACCCGTATTCTTCAGGATCCGCCTGAGCTCGATGAGGCGTGGCGCCATCATCGACAGGTACGCGAGCATGTCGCTGTCGCCGAGGAGCGCCCTGAACGCCTGTAGCCCTTTCGAGACGCGCTCGGGACCGGTCTGAACGACGTCCTGGTACATCCGTGCCGCAGCTTGGTCCCACCGCCACGTGTCGCTGAAGACCTTGATTTGCGCCGCCGATCGCGAGCCGTCGCGCTCCGCGAAGAGGACGTTGTAGTCCTGGTCGGACTTGAACGGCGGGTCGAGGTAGACGAGATCGACGCTCTCGTCCTTGACGTGCCGGCGCAGGACGTCGAGGTTGTCGCCGTAGTACAGGTAGTTCAGAGTTCGACCGAGACAGAGAAGATCACAATCAGAGTGAGAGCAGGATAGCGACGCCAGGGGCTCCGGCCCTATTTTTTCGGCCCTACCTCCATCGGTTCTGGGCCCTGCTTCTCAGGACTTATGATGCAGTCAGTGCAGACGTCTGCACTTGCCCCGCCGGGCCTACCGCTTCCCCGCCCGGGCCCGGGCGCGCGCCGCGGGCCGTGCGGCGCCCGCCTTCGCGAGCGGCATGCGCCGGACCCCGGGCAGCTTCGCCAGGCTCGCCGTGAGCGCCTCCTGGAGGTCCGGGACGGCGCGCGCCGGCGCCGCCGGGGCGACCGTGATCTGGCGGCCCTCGATCTTCGCGTTCACCAGCTCGAGCACGCGCTCGCGGTACTCGTCGCGGTAGCGGTCGAGCGCCAGCTTGTCGGTGGCGAGGCCATCGATGAGCCGGCCGGCGAGCGCGAGCTCGGCGGGCCGGACCGTCCCGGCGGAGGCCTCCGGCGTCGGGATCTCGGCGAACGGCCGGACCTCGTCGACGAAGTGCAGCGTGTGCAGCTGAAGGCCGCCCTGGGCGGCGCGGAGCACCGCGACGTGCGAGCGGCCGCGCAGCACGAACGTGGCGATCGCCACCAGGTCGCGCGTCGCCATGGCGTCGGCGAGGAGCCGGTACGGCGTGTCGCCGCCCTTGTCGGGCCCGAGGTAGTAGGTCGCGTCGAAGTAGACCGGGTCCACCTGGTGGAGCGGCACGAAGGCGTCGATCGCGATCTCCTTCGACGCCGAGGCCTCGAGCGCCTTCAGCTCGTCGTCGGTCACGCGCACGTACGAGTCCTTCGCGACCTCGTAGCCGCGGACGAGCTCGTTCCACTCGAGCGCGCAGTCGCACGTCGGGCACCGCCGCTGCTGGCGGATCCGGGTCCCGCACTCGGCGTGCAGCATGTGGAACGCGATCCCGGCCGGCGCGGCCGCGGCGTAGAGCTTCACGGGGATGGCGACGAGACCGAAGGCGATCGTGGCGGACGCGACGCTATGCGGTGGCATGGGTGGGACCTCCCGAAGACACGAACGCCGCGCCCCCGAGTGCTTGGGCGCGGCGTCGTGGACTTCCGACGGCGAACGTTGTGAGTGTACTGCGAAGCGGGCCGCGGGTGTTCACGCGTCGACTCGCTCGGGCTGCGGCGGCTCGGGGCCCGGATCCGGCTGGCCGCGGTAGGCCGACGCCCCGTACATCGAGACGCCCTGGTACATGAGCCGCACCCGCCACGGAGGTTCGCCGCACGCCGTCAGGGCCTCGCTGAAGATCTCGTCGCACGTGTGCCGCGTGTAGCGGCCCGTCCGGTAGAGGTAGTCGTGAACGACCGCCGCGTGGTGACCGGTGTTCCCGGTCAGCCAGTACGCGAGCGGGGCGCGCGGCACCGACGCGAAGTCGGTGATGAACCCGGTCGGGACGGTGATCACGTCGTCGACGAGGGCACTGCGGTACTGGAGCGGCGCGAGGAGCACCCAGTCGCGCGTGCCCAGCTTGCGGACCTCGAGCGCCGTGAGGAACGCTGGCGTCCCCTGCTCGTCCATCACAGCCCCGGGGCGCGAACGGCATTGACAAGCACGCGACACCAGCCGACAAGAGAGGCAGCAGCGAAGGAGGTGATGGCTGGTGGCAGGCACGAAGAAGCCGACGGCGAAGCGGACGGCGAAGACGCGCGCGAAGGCGCGCGGCACGCGGTAGTCGTCGTCGACCGCGCCGGATGCACGACGGCCGCCCACGCGGGCGGCCGTGGCGCGTGGGCGCACGTGTGGCGGCCGGACCGGCAGCGCTCGCACAGCATCCGTCGGTCGCAGCCGCACACCCCGCAGACGATCACGACCCGGTCCCCGGCCGCCGCGGCGTGATCTGCGGATGGAGCGGATGCCACGCCCCGAGCGAGAACACGCCGAACACGCCGCGGGCGCAGGCCGCGGCGGCCAGCTCGCGCCGGTTCCGCGGGCGCCGGCGTGGCGACCGCGGTGGCGGCTCGGCGTTGACGATGACCGACCGGAGCCTCACGACATCGCTCTCAACAGCCAGCCCGCCGCGAACCGCTCGTAGCGGGTATCGTCGGGGTCCTCGACCAGCTCGACGTACCGCTTCGTGTGATACGCGCGGAGCGCCAGGAGCAGCGATCGCGGCCGGAGCGCGTTGATCGCCCCGAGCGTCTTCGGGCCCAGGACGCCGTCGACGGCGAGCTCGTCGGTGCGGCGCGAGAGGTAGTTCACCGCCCGCTGAGCGCACCGCACGGCGGTCCCGGGCCCGAGGTTCACCGCCATGTCGAACACCTTGGCGGCGACGTCGCGGTCGTCCACGCGGTGCAGCCGCAGCGCGTCCCAGTAGTCGCGCCGCAGGATGGCCGCGGCCTGGGCGCGCGTCAGGCGCTCGACGTCGACGTCGGGATACGCCTTCGCCGAGATCCCGTACTTCGTGGCGCCGCCGGTGTCGACCGTGAGGCCGTCGCCCTCGTGCCGCAGCGTGACGGCGATCGCGAACGCGAAGTGGTCGGCGGCGAGGCTCATGGCGACTCCGAAAGCTGATGGATCGCGAGCGGATGCTCGGACGGCGCGTCCGGCGACGGCGAGGCGATCGGGAGCATCGCGAGCTCGAGCCACTCGAGCGATGGACGGGTCGCGGCGCGGCGGCCGCGCGGGACCACGATGATCCGGTCGCGCAGCGCATCGGGCGCCTTGAGCCGTGGCCGCTCCGTGGCCGGAAGCGACAGGAGATAGTTGGTCACCTGCTGCTCTTCGACGAGGTGAGCCTGTTGCTCGGTCAACGCCTTGAGCCGACCGTCGAGGCCGTCCAGGCGCTCGAACATCTCCACGTGCTGCTGGGCGACCTGCGGCAGCCGCGTCCGGATCTCCGCGGCCACGCCGTTCGGCGGGCGCAGGTAGAAGTAGCCGAGCGCGATGATCGTGACGGCCGCGATCGCTGCGAGCAGCGCGGCCTGGCGGCCACTGATGCGCAGGCGTCCGAGGCGCGTCTGCGCGTCGATCTCCCCCGCTGACTCGAGCGGGCATCCGGCGGGCACGGCAATCGTCGTCGGCACGGCAATACTTCCAATCAAAAGGTCCTGCGTACGCCCCCGGCGGGCGTCTACACGGGCACCGTGGTCACGTCTTCCTTGCAGGTCATCACGCCGAAGAAGAGCGTGACGACGCGCTCGCTCACCGCGAGCTCGGCCTGGAGGTCGAAGTCGTACTTCGCGTCGGCGACGAGGCTGTTCGTGTCCGCGGCGGTCAGCTCGAGCCGCACGGTCGTCGCGTTCACGACCGTCGCCGCCTTCGTGAACGTCGTGCCGCCGCGGCGCGGCTTGGCGCTGAAGGTCACCGTCGCGCCGGTGAGATCGGGCCACGAGGTGCTCGACCAGGTCAGCGCCCGGTTGTCGGCGTGCGCGTAGTCGTCGCCGCGCACCAGGCTCACGTCACCGGACGCGAGGACCGGCGACACCAGCGTGATCTCCGCGCTGCCGCCGAGCGCGGCCACGATCGACGCGGCGATCGCCTGCTCGTCGACCGTGGCCTCCGCGGTGGCGTCCACCTTGTTCGCCTCGGTGAAGACGAGCTGGTCGGTCTTCGCCTTGATCGCCGCGACCTCGGTGTCGACCAGGTCGTCGAGCGTGTCGAGCGCCGCCTGGGAGGCGCGGCTGGACACCGCGGCGTCGAGCTGGTCGAGCTTCGCCGCCCGGGCTGCGGTGTAGTCGGCCGCCGCGGCTGGCCCACCGGCGGGGATCAGATCCGTCTTCGCCTTGATCGCGGCCGTGTCGGCCTTCGCGGCCGCGACGTCGGCGCTCACGCTCGCGCCGGATGGCGCTCCGAGCCGCGCGAACGCGTCGCCCGTCTGCGGCTGCACCGTGCCCGGGATCCGGCCGAGCAACGTGGTCGTGCCGGCGGTGTCGCTGCCGGCGTAGGTGCTACGGGTGGACACGGCCGCGTCCAGGTTGTCGAGCTTTGCCGCCCGGACGGCCGAGTACTCCGAAGCCGCTGCGGGGCCGCCGGCGGGGATGAGGTCGGTCTTCGCCTTGATGGCGGCGATCTCCGTGTCGAGGTACCCCGCGACTGTTCCGAGGTCGGCGGCCATCGCCAGGCTCGGCGTCGCCGCCGGCGCCGCAGCCGTGCCGTCGATCCCGAGGCGGTGACGGATCTGCGACTTCTCGTCGGTCGTCCAGTCCCCCGCCCCGCCCGCGCCCGTCGGCGCCTGCTCGAGCGCGTTCGCCGTGAAGCGGTAGACCGCGCCGTCCTGCTCCATCGCGCTGTCGAGCTTGTCGAGCGCGGTCGCACGCGCGGCCGTCAGGCGCGACTCCAGGTCGTCGACGAGCGCCTCGAGGGCGGCGAGCCCGTACGTGGCGTGCTGCAGCTCGCTCTTGAGGACGTCGATCTCGGCCGCGGCCTTCCCGGCGGTCGTGGCGTCGAGCTCATCGAGGTACCCGGCGCGGGCGGCCGTGAGGCGCGCGAGCAGCGTGGTGATGCCCGCGTTGTCGGGCGCGGTGTAGCCGGCGGTCGCGAGACGCGTGCTGACCGCGGCGTCCAGGTTGTCGAGGTTCGTCGCGCGGCCGGCCGTCAGGCGGCTTTCCAGCTCGTCCACCAGCGCCTCGAGGGCGGCGAGCCCGTACGTCCCGTGCGCCGTCTCTGCGTACGCGTCGCCGCTCTGCGGCCACGTGGTGTAGACCTGCACCGTGACCGGGATCGCGCCCGAGGCCGTGAAGGTGAACGCGATCAGGTCGTAGTTCGTCTCGGCCTGGGCCGGCGCGTAGGTGTGGTAGCCGCCGCCCTCATGGGTGCACGCGCCGCCGCCGACGCTGCCCATGGCCTGCGTGCCCGCGTCGCCCGTCACGGCCACGGTCACCGCGCCCGTGAACGCGCTCCCGTCGGTGGCGCTCACGAGCTGCGCACCGATCTGCTGTCCCGCGACGTTCTTCTTCACGCGACTCTCCCGATGAGGACATTGCTGCCGCGCGCCCACGCGGCCTTGAACGACGGCGGCGGGGTGCCGCCCGCGGCAGCCCAGTGCCGGCGGGCCGTGGGGCGCCACGCGATCGGCGGGCCGCTGACGATGCTGGGCGTGCTGGTGACCGTCCACGCCCGCGCGTTGCCGCTGTAGTCGGTGGCGCAGCCGGCGACGGTGGACTCGACGCACGGAGACCACAGGTGCAGGTTGGCGAGCCGACGCGGGGTGTAGAACCAGCGCTCCTGGGCAAGCTCGGCCGCGGTGAGGACGGCGTCCCACACCTTGACCGCCGCGATGTCGCCGGCCCAGTAGTACTGCGTGCCGAAGCTCGGCACGCTGCCGAGGAACATCGAGGTCGGCGTGAAGCTCGACCCCTGCAGCGCGGCCGAGGTCAGGGTTGTTGCGCCGACCGCGGCGCTGTAGGCCGTGAGCCCGTTCGCCCCGCCCCCGCTGCCGACGAGGGCCGCGAAGTACCAGCTCCCGACGGTCATCACGTCCACGAACCCGTTGCTGCCCCCGGTCGACGTGCCGAGCAGGCTCGTGCCGTCGGCGTACGTCTGGAGGATGACGTAGCTCGACCCGTTGTCGAGCGAGAACGCTGTCTGGTACTCGTTCCGGTCGCTGGCCAGCTTGAGCCAGCACGCCACCGTGAACCCGGTCGGCGACGGCAGGCTTGCCGTGCGGCGGAGATCCTGGGTGCCAGCGGTGAACCGAACCGCCATCAGGTGTCCGAGTAGGAGACGGTCACGTTCGTGACGATCGCGTCGCCCGCCATCGTGTCGGCGTTGCCCGCCGCCGTATCGCGCCGCAGGCACAGCGTGACGATGTCGTCCGCCGCGAGGCCGTCGAGGTTCGAGAGCGTGATGACGGCGCGATGCACGCGCTGCCCGGTCGTGCCGAGGTGCGAGTCGGTGACGGTGTTCTCGGTGGCGAGCCCGTCCGTCTCGATGTCCTGCGCATCATTGTCCGGCGTGATCGCCGCAAGCTGCGCGTCCCACACCACGTCGCCGGACGACGCCGTGTCGGCGTACCAGTCGATCGCGATGGTGAGGCTGCCGCTGCCGTAGCCGGCGGCGCGGAAGCGCCAGAACGCCTGCTCGTTCGCGTTGTCGGTCGCCGCGAACGCCAGGCCGGTGACGGGGTAGTTCGACCCGTTCGCCTTGACGTAGCGCGCGAACGCCGTGGTGCGGAGAATCGCCTCTTCGGGGAGGAGCTGCTGGTAGACGGTCCCCATCAGGCGACCTCCCAGCGGCGCTCGACGACGGAGGCCAGGAGATGCGCCTTCTGCTTCGTGCTCAGCGCGCCCCGCGCTGGCTGCGGGATCGCGTTGTTGAAGGCCGTGGCGTTGTCGTCGACCCACTGATCGATGGCGTCGATCGCGGCGCGGAGTTGCGCCTTGGTGAGCGCGCCGCACGGGATCGTGTTCGCGCGCATCCAGTCGCCATGCAGCGCGGCGCGGTCAGCGGTGCTCAGGATTGCCATGCCGTCTCCCTCCGGGTCACAGCGTCTTGTACTTGTCCACGATCCCCTGCTTGACCTGGGCGATCGTCAGCGCCGCGAGCGAATGCTGGGCGCGCAGCTCGTTGAGTCGTTCGCGGAAGTACAGCATGGCGGCGACGAGCGCCCTGTTCGTGTCGACGATGGCCTGGCCTTCCGCCTCCTTGATCTGCTCGGCCGTCGGCGGCACGTGCGCGGCGATCAGCGCGTCCACCTGGGCGTCGCTCAGGTCCTCGGCGCCGACGATGCGGACAACGCCGCCGCACTCGACGAAGCCGATGAACGAGATGGACTGGGCGGCGAACTCCCCGCGCAGCGTCTGCAGGTCGAACGGTTGCGTGAGCGTCCGGATGCGGTCCATCGCGCTCAGCCCCGCACCAGCGCGCTGATCGACGTGCGCGAGCCGACGGAGCCGCCCTCGAGCGTGAGCCCGTTGGCGCTGGCCGCCGCAAAGAGCGAGCCCCAGTGATAGCCCTCAGCCAGGCGCACCGGGACGTAGTTGCTGAACATGCCGGCGGTCGTCGCGTCCCAGCGGCCGGCGGTCTCCTCGGCTGTCGTGTCGTCGATCGCGATCGTCGTGCGCCCCAGCCCCGCCCCGGTCATCACGCATCCGCCGTGTGCCTGGAGCACCGCGTCGTCGTCGGCCCAGGCCAGGAAGTGCACGCGGCTGCCTGTCGCGACCTCGCTGAACGAGGTCGTGGTGACGTTGACGTTGTTGCCGAGATTCGCGACCGACGACTTCAGCAGTCGGTTGTAGTACGACGCGATCAGCCGGACGTTGACGGCGTCCTCGAACTGCCCCGCGGCGTTCGTACGGATCATCCCCACGAGCGCGCGCGTCGCGTCGCCCGACTTCACCGGGATGCCGGTGGCGCTGTCACGGACCCAGGCGGTCGACGCGGGCTCGAGGGTCAGCGTGCCGTTGTTGTCCCAGAGGTAGATGCGATAGAGCGTGTCCGCCGCCATGCCCGCGTTGCTGAGCGACACGCCCGCGTCGGGCACGGTCCCCACCTGCCAGGCCGTTCCGACCTTGATGCGGACCTGGTTGCCGTTCCACGGATCGAGCCGAATCTCGGTCGCGCTGACGCCGACCAACCGACAGTTGAACACCATGTCCTCTCCCTCTTCCGGGTCGCGCGGCGGCGGCAGGGTGACCGTCTCGATGCCCTGCACGCGAATGCGCCCCGGGTTCTCCTCGCCGAGCAGGCGGCTCACGGCCTGCACTCGAAAGATCAGACCCTCGCCGCCGTGCGCCGCGAGCACGGGCTGGCCGGCAAGGCGGAAATGGTCGACCGTCTCCACGCCGAGCGCGTTCCAGAAGGTGACGAGCTCGACGAGCCAGCGGGGCCGCTTCAGCTGACTCAGCCAGAACGCGCCGAGCGCCGAGGCGGTCGCGGCGTCCTGCACGAGATCCAGCTCCAGCGTCCCCGGCAGCGCTCTGCCGAGGCCGGGCTGCCCGAGGTCCTCGTGCACGACCACCGACCGGTAGCGGCTCCCGGCGTAGTCGTACTGCGCCTTGACGGTCAGCCTGGTGACGACGTCCACCCGCGGCGTCCGCCGCACGATGGCCGGGACATCACGCGAGACGTCGCGCGCGTAGTCGAGCGTGAGGTCCGCGACGGGCACGGCCTCGATGTGCTCGAACTCCCACACGCCCGCCGTGAGATGCAGGATCGACCGGGCCTGCTCCCCGAGCTTGCGGCGCAAATCAGAGAAGCGGTGCTCCTGGAGCAGGAACGCCCAGCGGTAGGCCACCAGGCGCGCGCGCGTGGTGGCGAACGAGCTGCCGAGCGCGCCGGTCACCCCGTAGAGCTCGGACAGGATGAACCGCACAACGTCGGCCGGGTTGGTCAAGAGCCCGCTGGGCGTCCCGGTGATCGTGCCGCTCGCGTCGTCCTGCAGGCCCTCGACGTCGCACAGGATCGTGCCGATCGACGTCGGGCCCCCACCGCCCGTGACCGACGAATGGTCGGTCACCTTGTAGAGGTCGAACACCATGTCGAGCGTGTCGCCGGCCGTTCCGGTGTGCGTGTACTCGAGCGTGACGATCTCATCGGCGGTGGAGTCGTAGGTGCGCGTGTCGACCACGTTCTGGGTCCCGCCCGCCTCGTTCCCGAAGGACCCGGCGTCGACGGCGACGTCGCTGCCGCCCGAGAGCCGGCGCTTCACCGTCCATGCCACGGTGCCGCCGAGCGGCCCGCTCCGCACGACGCGGGCGTTGATGACGCGATCCGTGCTCGTCGTCCCGCCGCCGCACGACGGGGCGACGGTGCGCGTCTGCGAGACCGTGGCGCTGTCGGCGACGTAGTAGCTGTCGACGATGAGCTCGAGGAGGCTGTCGTTGCAGTTGTTGAACTGGTACTCGAAGGTCAGGATCTCGTCCGCGGTCGACGCATAGCCCTGGGTGTCCGAGATGTTCGTGGTGCCGCCGGCACCGGAGGCGAAGCTGCCGGATGCGATCAGGACATCACTGCCGCCCGAGAGCCGGCGGTACAGCCGCCAGTAGTTGACCGTGCCGGTGAGGTTGGAGCCGCTCCGGACCACGCGCGCCGTCACGGTGCGCGCGGTCGACGTCGTGCCGGCGGCGCAGGACGGGGACACCGTCCGTGTCTGCGACGAGGTCGCGCCGCCGTTGAGCGTGACCGAGATCGTCGACACGCCGACCGTGCGCGAGCCGCTGAGCGTGTCGGTGATCGTCGAGACGGACACGTTGCGCTCGGCCGTGGCCTCCGCCGGCGCGAAGTACTTCGCCTGCGCTGGGAAGGAGAGGATGGCGAAGCTGCGGCCGGGGACGAGATCGGTGACCTCGAGCTGGATCGCCGGCGTCACGCTGGGCGTGGTGCCGTCCACGGTCACGTTCGTGACCGACCGGATCTTGTGGGCACCGGCGTGCTCGCCGGCCGCGAATCGGTATGCCTGCGTCCCCGCGCGCACCTCGTACACGGCGGCGCCGTCCTGGTGGTCGGCGGCCGCCGTCGAGTTCACGCCGCGCGTGAGACCCGTCAGCGTGTGGCCGCTCTTGCCGGCGTAGGTGATGTGCTCGCTGTCGACCTGGAGCGTCCCCGACGCCGGGAAGTCGGTCGCGTCCTCCAACGTCAAGCTCGTGCCGGCGGCGAGGAGCGCCTGCGCCAGACGATCAGTCGCCGAGTCCACCACCGGGACGACCGGGACGTTCTTCAAGACGCCGAACGGGCGCGGGACGACGGCGTCGACCTGATCGCGCGGACACTGGGGGAACAGGTCGCGGGTGACCCGCGTGACGGCCAGGCGGTCCTCGAGGACGAGCGCCTCGTCGGTCATGCGGAGGGTGAGCAGGTCCTCACCGATCTCCGTCGGCTCCTCGAGATAGAAGACGTTGAGGACAACGAGGTCGGCCACCGCCGCGGCCGTCACCACGTCCGGCATCTGGAAGATGGTGACCCGCGCGAAGGCGAGCTCGTACGTGGCGCCGGCGCTGTTGTGCGGCGTGTAGAGCAAGTCGCTGAACCGCTCACGGCCCTCGATGGGCCGCGTGTTGAACAACACGATCGTCGCGGTGGAGGGCCGTCCGCCGACGTCGAGCGTGCCGAGCGCCGCCTCCAGGTCGCCCCAGCTCGCGACCATGGGCAGGCACTCGGTCCCGTCGGCCAGAACGAGGTACCGGTCGGACAACCACAGCGTCTTCGCCGTCGGCGCCGTGCACTCGAGCTTGGCGATGAACGCCGGCTCGGCCGACGGCGACTGCGTCACCAGCGTGGCGGGTGGGCTGAGGCTCAGCATCGCTACAGCGCCTGCTCGAAGACGGCGGACACGTCGTACTGCCCGTCCCCCAGCGCACTCGGCTCGATGCGCGCGTCGAGCCAGACCACCCAGTAGAGGACGCCGGCCGGCGTCTGCATGAGGAGCGCCGCCGCCCCCTGCCGGCACTCGTCGTACGCGGCCTCGAGCGTCGCGAGATCCGCGGCGCTCATCCCCTCCCACGACAGCGGCAGGGTGATCCGCTTCGCTCCACGCCGCACGGCCCACGTGTAGCCGCCGGGCGAGTAGTCACGGCGGACGTTCGCGATCGTGTGCGCGACGCCGGACGGCAGCGTCGGATTCTGCGTGATCGTCCTCGGCACCCCGAGCATGAGCTCGCCGAGGGTCGCGGCGACCGCCATTGCCGGCATCCGGACGCGCCAATGCCTGAGCGTCTGGCTCCCGAGGGTGACGAGCACGTCAGCGCCGGCCGGGATGGTCGTCGCGCGCGAGGTCGTCGCCGGCGCCGCGTTGTCGCCGTACAGGGTGACCCCGCTGGCTCCGGTGACGTTGTGGGTGATCAGTGCGAGCGCGGTGACGACGCCAGGCGACGGGCCGAGATCCACGTCGATGTCCATCTGCGCGGCCGCGCCCCCCTGCCACGGCAGCGCCCGGTCCCGGTCGTAGATTCGCGTGATCGCCTTGCCCGTCGCGGACGACGTCACGGTGACCGCCGCCGCGGTCTCGAGGAGGTTCTGCGCGAAGAGGACGAGGCTCATGAGAGCAGCCGCTTCCTCAACTCGCGGATCAGATCCGGCGTGAGGCCCCGCTTGACCAGGTCGGCGAGCGCCTTGTCGAGCTCGGCACCTCCGCCCTTCCCGACTCCCGTGAGCCTCAGGGCGAGGGCATCCGCAGCCGCCGCGGCCTCCAGGAGCGACGTGGTGAGCGCTGCGAGCGACATCACCGGTGACCTCCGGGAAGCCGCCCCATCGAGTTCAGCCTCCCCGGCGAGTTCGCACCGCTCGCGACGGTGCGTCCAGCCGCAGCCATGCGGCCCGCCGCGTTCAGCCGGCCGAGTGCGTTTCCGCCCGTCATCGCGGGCCGGTTGAGCGGCGCCATCACGTTCGCGCCGGCCGCCACGTTGACGCCCGCCAGCGCGGGACGGTTCAAGCCCGCCATCGTGTTCACGCCCACCACGGCCGTGTTCATCGCCGCGAGTCGCTGCCCTCCGATGTCGAGCTGCACGTCGAACGAGCCGGGAACGAACGTGATCGTCTGGGTCCGACCGAGCCGACTGGCCACCGACCGGGTCTCGCGCGCGACGCTGGCCATCGAGGTCCGAAGAGTCCGCACCCCCGACGCCGTCGCGCGGACCGCGTCCGCCAAGTCGTAGAGGCTCACTGTGAGGATCCCGCCGTGGCAAGCGCGTTCGACGACTGCAGGGCCGCGTCGATCCACGCCTTGAGGAGCACGAACTCCTCGGTCAGCTTCCGGACCTCCTGCGCGGCGACATTGACGGCCGCCGGCAGCTCGACCGTCCAGCGTCGGTGGAGCTGCTCTTCCCGGCCCTTCAGCTCGTCGAGGGTGGCGATGTGCGTGTTCACCCACTGACTCGCGCTGGCGACCTCCTGGTTGAAGCCACGGAACTGGACAGAGTCGATCGACCGGCGGACGGCATCCATGACGGCCGGGACCTGCCCGTATTTCTCGCGGATCTTCTCCGCCTCGGCGATGAACGCGGCGCGCGCGTTCTCTCGGGAGACCTCGGCATCGCCACTCCCGATGCGGCCTTCGCGTTGGAGGTAGTCGAGGTCACGGAGTTCACGACGGAAGTTCTCTTCGAGCTCCTTGAGCTTCCGGAACCCGGCGCCGGCCGACGTGACGCCGAGCGCCGCGGCGCCCGTCCCGATCTGGGCCTCGAACTGGTCACGGGCCTCCTGGCGGGCCTTGAGCTGGCCCTGGAGCGCCTGGGTCTCCTCGACCCACGCCTTGATCTGCTCCGCCTTCTCGCGCTCGATCTGCTCGATGACCTTCTGCTCGTGGTCGTCCCGGATCTTCTTGACCGCCGAGCTGTAGTTCAGGTGGGCGAGCTCGCGCTGCGCGAGCTGCTCGCGCTCGAGGTTCGTGACCATCAGGTGGCGGGCGGCGTCGGTCTTCGCGGTGTCGTTGATGACCTGCATCCGCGCCTGACGCTCCTGCTCGAGCGTGGCGAGGCGTGCGCGGAGCGTCTCCTGCGCCTCGCCGGCCTCATCGCCAGCGGCCTGACGGCGCGCAATGGCGAGGGCGCTCTCCGCCGCGAGGATGGCCGCCGCGCCCTTCTGGGACTCCTCCGCGAACTGCTTGTACGCTCCCCCCGCGCCCTCGAGCTTCCTGGACGTGAGCCCGATCGCGTCGCCGAGCCTCTCCCACAGGCCCAGCGCCTGGCCGATCTCGATCGCCGTCATGATCACGAGCAGCGGCAGGGCGGCCCGCTGCAAGGCCTTGATCGCGTTGCTGACCGCCGGGATCTTGGCGTCGGCGACATCGATGAGGGCGTCGCCGACCCGGCCGCTGACGCCGGCGAGACCCAACAGCTCCTCGGCGAAATTCTCGACCTTACGCTGGGCGAGCGGGAAGTCGTCCCCCGTGCGCTTCACGGCCGCGCGGCCGCGCTCCAGGTCCGCGACGAACCGCTGCGTGTTCGCCCGCATGCCGACGACGATCTCCGCCGTGGTCGCCACCGTCAGCGCCTCATCCGCCGAAGGCCGCGCGGATCGAGCGGCTCAGGGCGACGTGGTCGGGTGTCTCCGTGCCGTGCGGCGGCGCGGGTATGTCTCCTCGCATCTCGGCTTCCACCGTGAAGACCGCCATCCACTCGCTCAGCTCGTGGCTGCTGATCCGGGCGAGTAGCTCGGCCTTCGTCATGCCTCCCAGCTCGCGCGCGAGACGGAACGCGAACAGGCGCGCGGGCTGGTCCCTCAGTTTTTTGCGAGCTCCTCCACGTCCTTCGCGCCCAGGCCGCTCAGGCGCTGGGCGGCCGCGAAGAGCTGGTCCAGCGCCGCCGAGCTCTTCCCGCCCAGGGCGATGACGTCCTTCTCGTCCTTGAACAGCCGCTCGCCGGTCTCGGGGTCGACGACGGTCAACGCCACGAGCCGGGCGCGGATGTTGTCGTAGTTCGCGCGGCCCTTGCCGAGGAAGATGCTGTTCTCGTAGGCGTCCCGCTCCGCGCCCGTGAGACCGCGCACGCGCACCCAGCCGTTCCACGCGGCGACGAAGACGTCCTCGGTCTTGAGGTCCGTCGCCCCGAGGATCGCGGCGCGGTCCAGGTACTTCCGCGTCTCGCGCGTCATGGCGATCAGCTCCAGGTCGGCTTGGCCGTCAGCCGCAGCGTCGCGGAGAACGGCACGTCACCGTCGACCTCGCCGCTGATCTCCAGATCCTTGACCCACGCGGTGATCGCCAGCGTGCTCGGCGTGGCGTCCGTGAGGATGAGCTGCCAGTTCCGCGTCGCGACCGCGTTCTCGAAGTCGGTCCGGAGCGCGGTGTGCGTCGTGTCGTCGGGGAGCAGGTTGCCGCTGATCTTCAGCTCCCCGGGGTCGAGCAGGCCGGGCTTCGACTCCACGTTGAGCGATCCGATGTGCGTCGGGTTCCGCTCGGCGCGCGACTGGCTGAGGCTCCAGCTGGTGATCTCTGCCACCGCGGTGAAGACCTCGGGCCCGGCGCCGTCGCCGCGCTTGAGGATGACGCCCTGCCCTGGGATGGAGTTGCTCATGGTGTGCCTCTGTCAGTGGTCGGTGATGGCGACGCGTGGGATCACGCCTGGCCCCCGGCGCGAAGGAGCACGTAGTTGACCTCGTGCGCCAGGTTCTTCTCGAGCGTCTCGGTGCCGAGCTGCTGCATGGCCTGCCGGATCCGGCTGCGCATCAGGACCCATGGCAGCGACGGACCGAAGAGCTGGTCGATCGGCAGGTTTGGTCCCCACGCTCCGACCGACTTCCGCACGGAGGGCCGCCGGCGCAGGAAGACGCCCAGGTGCCCGTCCAGGCCCTGCACGCGCTGGGCACTGCTCTTCACGCGCCGGATGAACGCGCCCGGCACGAACTGGCCCATCCCGCCCGGGTTGCGGTAGCTGACACCGCGCTTCGTCTCGCGCGCCTTGAAGTGGTAGAGCGAGAGCCGGCCCCCCGTGACGACGACTCGACCCGTCGGGTTCTCCCAGGTCGCGTTCCGGATCTCGGTCGCGCTGCGGACGACGCGCGACGGCAAGGCCGTGTCGGCGGCGATCTCTTTGACGGCGGCCGCGCGCACGGTGACGAGCGTGCGGTTGATCGCGCGCGTGATCGCTTTCGGCGCGCCGTTCTTGATCCCAACCAGCGCGCGCTCCGCCTCGCGGGTGTCGACGCGGATCGTCACCTCCATCAGACCGCCACCGTCGGGTCGCCGTAGCGCTCCATGTACGTGACGACCGCCGTCACTCGCGCGGCGACGTGCGTGCCGCCGTCGGCGCGCTGCTCCACGCCTTCCGGAGCGCCGTACTCCACGTCGACGACGAGCCCGTCGAGCGTGCGGTCGTCGAGCCGGAACAGCGCACGCTTGAGATCTGCGAGGAGCGCCTCCGCCGGAACCAGAGGATCGATGGCGTCGGCAAGCGTGAGGGCCTCGGCGGTCACTGGCAGCCGGTACTTGATCCGCTGCGCGTTGACGACGACGGTCGCGTCCCCGGGCACCAAGGCGATGACCGGGAGCGTGTCGTCCTCGGTGAGGGCGACGCGCCCCTGGAACACGCGGAGACCCGCGTCGGTCTCGTACCCGTTGCCGGGTCGGATCTCCTCGAGCCGGTCCTTCAGGGCGTCGAGGATCTGCTGGCGGAGCGAGACGGTCGGCATCAGTACACCAGCACCGCGATCAGCTCGTCGTCGACCTCGGCGACGGCATCCACGGTGAAGAGGACGGCGGCGGTCTGGATCGTCGTGCCGCGCGGGATCGAAGGGACCTCGCTGCGCCGCAGCGAGACGCGCATGCGCCGCTCGCGCACGCTGATGTCCCCGCCGGCTGGATACACGTCGCTCTGCGAGCCGACGACGACGTAGGCCGGGACCGCCGCGCCGCCCGGCGGCGTCACGATCGCGGCCACGCCGAACGCGCTGAACGCGGGGCCGAGCGGCGGGCGGATGTCAGGCATCCGTGCCTCGGTCGCGGCGTAACCTCATCCCGTGCTCCTCTCCGTTCGTGCGGCGGCCGACCTCAGCGTGTGCCGAGGCCGGCCGCATGTGCGTTCCGTGTCGGCGCGGGCGCGGCGCGCCGGCCTTGCCTGCTACGAGCTCGCGACGATGCCCGCGGTGCGAAGCGCCGCGAGGATCGCGTTCACCTTCGCCCCGAGCTCCTTCATGTTGTTGTTGAAGTTCGTGTCGGAGGGGTTGGTCGCCGCGCTGTCCTCGAGCGACCCGTTCGCGGTCGCCGCGGTGATGTTCGTGCCCATCGTCAGGTCGGCGATGGCGGCCTGGGCGCCCTCGGCGAGCTCCGGACCGCAGCCGAGGGACACGCGGCCCGTCGCGGACGGGTTGGCGGCCGCGGCAACGGCCAGGCCCATGAACAGCCCGGCGGCGGGCAGGTTCTCCGCCTTGCTCGTGGACGCGTTCCAGTAGATCCGATCGCCGACGGCCCACGCCTGGGCCGAGGTCTTCGGCACGTCGAAGACACCGCACGTCTGCACGTTGACCGGGGCGCCTTCCGCGGCGTCGGCGGCCGCGACGCCGACCAGCGCGCCGATTACGACCACGTCGCCGCTCGACACGCCGCCGGTGGGCGCGGTGACCTCGAGCGTTTCGCCCGGCTGCACGAAGTTCCTCACTGTCGCTTCTCCTTCATCACCGGGCGATCAGGCGCCCGCGTTGGTGACCGCGCCGCGGTAGTCCACGCCGCCGACCGCGTAGTCGAGCCGCACCTTCCACTCCACGCCGTCGATGCGCCAGCCGTCCTCGCTCTCGAGGAAGGGCTCCTGGTTGCCGTCGAGGAAGGCCACCTCCACGGTCGGGGCGACGCTCGGGCTCGCGAAGATGTATCGGCGCGTCCCGCTGATGCGCGGCGTGTCGACGACCCGCTCGAACAGCCCGCGGACCGTGTTCGGCTTCTGCAGCTTGTTCGCGGTGTCGGGGTCGTACTGGGCTTCGTTGATGCTGCGCGCCGTGCCGCCCAGGCTGATCGGCAGAACGAGCACGGCCGGTCGCAGGTCGAGGATCTCGTTGCCCGAGGGATCCGTCTGCGAGGCGAGCTGGACCCGGTCGGCATCGATCGCGGCCGCCGTGAGCGCCGCGCCGGTG